GGATCACTGATTATCAATCCCTGTAAGGGACTGAAACAAAACATAGAAAGTATGGGAAAAAGAATGATGAATTGGATCACTGATTATCAATCCCTGTAAGGGACTGAAACTCAATACTTGATTTAAGGCTGTTAACCTGCTTCTCTCCAAGGATCACTGATTATCAATCCCTGTAAGGGACTGAAACGATCTGCTTCTCTCCAAAAGCCTTATCAATATCTTGGATCACTGATTATCAATCCCTGTAAGGGACTGAAACAGGTCTAGAAGGTCTTTAAACAGTCTTAGACGGTCTTGGATCACTGATTATCAATCCCTGTAAGGGACTGAAACAGTTGAGCACGTTCACCGGGCTGGAGCGGTGGAGCGGTGGATCATTGATCACAAATCCCTAATAGGGACTGAAACTCCATCATTGACCGCAAATCGCTTTGATCAGATTTGGGATCATTGATCACAAATCCCTAATAGGGACTGAAACAAATCGTTAACGCTAGACTATCGGACTCATTTAATGGATCATTGATCACAAATCCCTAATAGGGACTGAAACTGGGACTAGTTTGTCACGATGGACTCAAGCTTCTGGGATCATTGATTATCAATCCCTAATAGGGACTGAAACAAGATAGGGTGAGTCATAACGCTCTGAAGCTGATTGGATCATTGATTATCAATCCCTAATAGGGACTGAAACGAACTGATTAAGCTCTCACTTTTGCCACACAAACCATCTTGATTGGCACAAAACCGCGATTCATTAGCAGCAAACTCAATTCCACCAAGCCAAACCCCTAGGCTTGACAAACGAATAAACTAAAGCATCGGCAGTATCAGGAGATCGATTAAGCTCATTTTTTGGCTGTAAAAGAATTTTACCCGCGCTGTTATATTTGATTGTTAATTTTGATAGTTCAATAATCAAATTCGGATCATTGGGCAAACTAATAAGTTCATCCTCGCTGTATTGATTAATGCCTTCAACCATCTCATAGGTTTTGCGGATTCTTTCTCTTAAAATTCCCCAAGCTTCCGCCCGTTTGTTGGCAAATTTTTGTCGGGAATTTTTATTCTCACCCGCCCAAACGGTAAACTCATCGGGACTACCAGCACCATTAAAGGGCGTTACAGCGTAGGGTTTATCGGCAATGACTTTAAGGGTTCCACCAACACCAGCCCCCACGCCATCGGCATCGAAGCAAAGATACTCAACATTTAAACGGCGCAATAAATCGTCAACGACAAATGATACTTGTGTCGGGTCTAGATTGTCCCAACGATAGATTTTAGGAGCCACCAAACCCTGTTGACGGATGATTAGGACGGATTGGTTAGCACCACCAGCAGCAACGTCAAGACCCGCACAGATAGGCTGTTCACCATCCATAATGCCAGGGTATTTGATATGGGCATTAATGCAAGCCCTTACCCATTTAGCGGGAATGTAAATACCCTCAACAGAAGCAGAATAGTCGAGGTCTAATTCCTGGGCAATAATGACCGGATCACCAATCTCTTTTACTTTCTGCTCATACCAGGGATAAATAGCATCCTTGGGAGCGTCCCAGCCTTTCCCCGTTGTACCGTCTGGTGTTATCCAATGATGCTTCCTGGGGTCGTCTTTCCAGTGAATCCTAAACTTAGGTATTTTACCCTCACTAACATAGCGATAAAAAGCGTTATCCATGCCGTTAGGCGTAGACACTTGAATCAGGCAATTAGTGTTAGCTGATAACGCTGACATTACCTTCTGGGAACGGTCAATAAATGCCGATTCATCTAAGAAGTATAAACCAGTACGTCCGCCCCTACCCAGTTGGTCTCCAGCCTCCCCGGTTATCGTTGCGCCATTTTGGGGATTAGCAATCAAGCTTGTTTTAGAGCAATGATCCCAGGCATTAGGGATTAACCAATCTGGTAGATTTTTAATAAATAATCTAATCTTTTCAAATATGCAATCGGGGTCGCCTACCCTATCGACTAAATGGGCTTTACGGCTGCCCACTGCTCCTTTAAAGTTGGGAGTGAATAGCCAATGTTTTACCATTACAGCCGATAGAATCCAAGTTGCCCCAACGTCCCGAGACTTTTCTAGGATTGCCCAATTGCCGCCATAGTAATTAGTTTCAAAGAATCTTACTAGGTCTTCTTGGATGGGGAATAATAGAAACGGTTTTAAGGGATTATTAGCATCTCTAGGGTCAACAGTATAGCCATAGTTATTGACAAACCACACCGTGTCACGTTTCATCAATTCTATTTGTGCCTGTCTATTACGTCCTGGTTTAGACGCTCTTAATTTATATTCAGCACGTTTTACCAATCTATCCGTTAAATCCATTCCCTTAATTCCTCATCACTCATTGAACTAAAGTCAAGCTCTCCACCAATAGCGATTACCTTTTCCGCTTCCTGTTGCTCAACCAATGACATCCCCTCCCAAAAATTTTTATTCCAGATGCCCAAATTTCTAACCGAGTCAGCAGTCTTTTTGATGTCGTCAATACTCAAACTATTTTGACTAATCTGTTCATTCAACTGGTTATAAAGCTTGTTAACGATTGCCGCTTGCTTTAAAAAGTTAGCACGGGTAATATCAGCGGCGTTCATTGTCGCTTTAGTCTTCTCAGTCGGAATTAACTCTAACTGAATATTTTTATTATCATCATTAGTGGGACGTTTAGGCATTTTAGAATAAACACTACTAGGACTATATTAATACTTTTTTAATATTATGACCGAGACATTTCATGTTAGTTGGTTAAACGATGCCAATGGTACCCTACAGCGTGCCATGAGTGCCGTGGGTAATGTTGCCAGTAGGGTGGGGACTATCTATGACCCTACCAGTCAGATTGCCGTTAATTATCAACCTAGATTAACATTGGAGGAGCTTTATGAACTATTTGCCAATCCGTTAATCAATACCGCTTGCACGGCTTATCCCGTTGACAGTTTACGGGCTTGTCCTTTGTGGAATTTTGAAAGCGACAATGATATTGCAAACGACGTTAAATCGGCGTTAGATGAGATTGTATTTTATGATATTGCAGGCTTTAAGTTTTATGGATTGGATGCTATCAAAGAGTCCCTGATTATTGCCAACATCGAGGGCAATTGTCATATAGTTTTAGATATTGACGACGGCAAAGATTTAAGCGAACCGGTAGATTTAGAAGCGGTTAATGGTATCCGTAGCGGTGCTATTTTTGGCAGGGATAGAATCAGTTATAGTCGCGGCTACTTTGGTAAAGAGCCACACTATACCGCAATGATGGACAATGAAAAGCCTGGCTATGCTAGTTACATTCCAGAGATTCACCCCGATAGAGTTTTACGATTTAGTGGTGTCAAAATGACCGGGGAAATGCTATACCGCAATGATTTTAAAAACAGGTCTATCATTGAGTCCCTAATAGATAGCTTTAGTGATATGACGTTAACCAGTAAAGCGGCTAGTAATTATCTGCAATCAGCTAGTGGCTTTTGGTACAAAATGGATGGTCTAGCCGATATGGTGCTACAGGGTAAAGGTAGCGACATCCAACAACGTCTAGAACTATTTAGGATGGGTCTATCATCTATCGGTATGATGGTGATGGATAGCGCGAGGGAAGATGCTGGGTTTATTAATCGGTCGTTTAGCGGCGTTGATAGCTTGGTTAACCTAGTAGTCGATAATTTCGTTTCCTGTACCCGCATTGCCCGTTCACGCTTGTTAGGCTCAACTAAACAGGGGGCAATGAGTGAGTCAGGCAAAAGTGACCATGAGCAATGGGCGGAAATGGTGTCAAACTATCAAGCCGATATAGTTAGTCCCTACTTATGCCGATTAACTGACCTAATCCTGCCATCGGTAAGTGGCGATCGCCCCAATTATGAGATTAGCTATCCGTCTATCCTGGTACGGTCGGAGCTAGACAAGGCACAAACTTACAAGACCTATGCCGAAGCAGATAGTCAGTATAATCAGATGGGTCTAGCCGGTAGCGTTATCCTAGAATCACGTTTTAGCGGTAACGAGTTTAACACTACTATCACACTGGATGAGGACGATTTGGCGATGATTGAGCGTCAAGAGACTGAACCAACAAAAGGTGAGTCCCCTAACGTTCCTGATACGACGCTAGAGGACTCTGATAAGTTAACTGGCATTGGTAGCAGTCTTGACCTTCCCATGACCCCATCAGACTATGAAACTATCTTGGGTCTGTTGGAGATGGGAGAGGATTTGGAGGATTAGAGTGTTTTGATAAAAACTAAGTCGTAGTCCAATTTCGCTTTTTCTACTGCTTTGCTGTCACAGATAGAAAACTCATTTTGTGTAACAAATACTTTTTTCCCTAGCTCTACTCCAAAAAAGAAAGTGGAAATGTGATTACAGCAAAAATTAGTGTATAAATCAATCTCGAAACCAAAGTCTATTAATGCGTTAGCTTTTTCTTCTACTGACAAAATTGAGTTGCTAATAATAGACTTGATTTTTTTGGCTTGGTAAGAAGATATCATTAATGCGTTTGCGATTTCTTTAATAGTCATTTGTGTTACCTGTGTTTGAGTGATTTACTTAACTTTCTATATATTACACACTATTTTATAACGTGTCAACCCCAAACGCCAAAATATTTTAGACAAATCCTATAATCCTTATATAGCAAGGGTTTCAGGTGCAAAAATAAAGATTGCATCCCCTTAAGGGATCTAAGTCAGGTGCAATGACTATGAAGCGGATAAAACACCATCAACGGTTACGGGATAGAATCACCGCTGGCATGGATGCGGTGAGTGATGCCTATCAGGCTGCAATGATTGAAACTATCAGTGAACCCTATCAGTGGCCCGATGGGTTTGGGTTAACCTATCGGCGTAGTGGTGAGGTGGTGGAGGGGAGTTTTAGGAACATTGTGGATTTAGGTAACCTACGGCAATCCCAGACAATGACACGCAATGGGCATAAAACGACCTACGAATGGTCTGGGATGGGGGAGACGCCGCCGGTTATCGTTCACGAAGGCGCAACGCTACCCAACGGCAAACAAATACCACCCCGGCGCTGGACTGAGGTGGCAAGCGAGAACGTTGACTGGGAAGGGGAGTTTGCTAAGGGGTTTGGGAATTAGTTTCCGGTCATTTTGTTAAACCACTTGATCGCACCTTTTTCAGTCTTAAATTCTTTGCTTTTGGTGAATGTCATTGCTAGGTAAGTTCCATCAGCTTGTTTCACTACGCCACGGCTAACGGTTTCGTTATTGCCAAGATTTAAAGATTGCATTTGTGACCCCTAAGTAATTTGCTTTGATGTAATCAATATAGCACACCATAACGCAACAGCGCAAGCCATTTTTCAAAATAAGTCCCAAACCCTTACACCACAAGCGTTTCAGAAGATTGCATCTCCTTAAGGAATTAGAGACCGGTGCAATCTTAGAATAGCCTTGCAAATATTAGTCAGGTAATCAGATGGTTTTGAGCGATTGGGAAATTGATTTGCTGTGTGAGGGGATGATCCCATCTACCGTCATTAACTTTTATGACCGCTACGGGACAGTTAAAATCAATAAGACGCTGATTAAGCCCCTTGTAACGCCTTTTGACCCCGCCCTGATAAATCCCCACAGTTTGGACACCAGGATAGGCTCAGCGGCTAAATTACGCACGACTCACGGGTATTCTGACATTGACCTATCCCAGACCAGCAAGGAAGACCCGTATTTGATGCACCCTGGCGATCGCCTATTGGTTGAGTCGTTGGAGGTATTCAACATTCCCGAGTTTGTGGCGACTACGTTCTTTATGAAGTCATC